GAATGGCTGACCGCGCAGGGCAATGACGAGATGCTGCGCGCGGCGCGGAACACGCTCTTGGGCGAGACCTGGGTCGAGCGCGGCGAGGCGCCGGAATGGCAGCGGCTGGCCGACCGGCGGGAAGTCTTCGCGGCGCAGATCCCCGAAGGCGGTCTGTTCCTGACGGCCGGGGCCGATATCCAGAAGGACCGGATCGAGGTGGATATCTGGGCCTGGGGGCGCGGGCTGCAGAGCTGGCTCATCGATCACATCGTCATTCCGGGCGGTCCGGACAGCCCGGCAGCTTGGGCGGAGCTGACCAAATTGCTGACCCGCACATGGCAGCACGAACATGGCGCGGTGATGCCCGTCGCAAAACTGGCGATCGATACCGGCTATGAGGCGGCGGCGGTCTATGCCTGGGCGCGGGCTCAGGGGTTCGAGCAGGTCGTGCCGGTGAAGGGTCTCGAAGGTTTCAACCGGGCGACGCCGGTTTCCGGGCCGACCTTTGTCGATGCGACTATGGGCGGCAAGCGCCTGCGGCGCGGCGCCCGGCTCTGGTCGGTGGCCACGGCCACCTTCAAGATCGAGACCTATCGCTTCCTGCGGCTCGAGCGGCCCGAGCAGGATCAACCCGATCCGCCAGGCATGATCCACCTGCCAGAATGGGCCGACAGCGAATGGCTGAAGCAGCTGGTGGCCGAACAATTGGTCACGGTCCGGAACAAGCGCGGCTACGCCCGGCAGGAATGGCAGAAGCTGCGCGAACGCAACGAGGCGCTGGATACCCGCGTCTATGCCCGCGCCGCCGCTTGGATCATGGGCGCGGATCGCTGGGACGAGCGCATGTGGCGGCAGCTGGAGGATCAGGCCGGGGTCGCGGCACTCGAGACCGCAACCAGCGACCCCGCAGAGCCTGCCACCGAACCGCCTGCCCGTCAGGCGGGCGCCCCGCCCACAACACCACGCCGCAAGCGGCAGACCTACACACCGCGTTTCATGAGGTGAGAGATGGAGATCGACCGGATGCGGGCGCTGCTGAGCGCGCTGCAGGAGGCCCGGTTCAGCGGGCTGCGCAGCGTCAGCTATGACGGCAAGACCCTGACCTATGGCTCGGATGCGGAGCTGGCCGCTGCCATCGCCGATCTGGAAGCCCGCATTGCCCGCGCGCCCGGGACCGCGCGCCGTCGGCGCTGGGGCACTGTCGCAACCAAGGGGCTCTGATCCATGGCATTCGACGGCATCCGCGCGCGGCTGGGCGCGATCATCGGCGGGTTCGACGCGGCGCAGTCGCATCGACGCCTGCGCGGCTTCCGGGCCTCCCGCGCCCATGTGAACACCTTGATCGCGGGCGCGGGCGAGACCATCACGGCCCGCGCCCGTTGGCTGGCGCGGAACAACGGCTATGCGTCCGGCGCGGTCGAGGCCTTCGCCAGCAATGTCGTGGGCGATGGGATCAAGCCGTCATCGTCGATTTCGAATGCCACCCAAAAGGAAGCCCTGCAAAGGCTCTGGCTCGGCTGGACGGATGAAGCCGACGCCGAGGGGCTGACCGATTTCTACGGGTTGCAGCGCCGCGCGGCCCGCGAACTGTTTCTGGCGGGCGAGGTGTTTCTGCGGCTCCGCCCGCGACGTTCCGAAGACGGGCTGTCGGTGCCGCTGCAGCTGCAGATGCTGCCCTCGGAGATGCTGCCGATGGATCTGAACCGGGAATTGCCCGGCGGCGGATCCATCCGCCAGGGCATCGAATTCGACGGCATCGGTCGGCGCGTCGCCTATCACCTGCTCCGCCGACATCCGGGCGACATGACCGATCCGGGGCTGGTGGGTGAGACGGTCCGCATCCCGGCCTCGGAGATCGTCCATGTGCTGGATCCGGTCGAGGCTGGTCAGATGCGCGGCGTGTCGCGCTTCGCACCGGCCATCGTCAAACTGTTCACGCTGGATCTTTATGACGATGCGGAGCTGGAGCGGAAGAAGACGGCGGCGATGTTTGCCATGTTCATCACCTCGCCCGCCCCGGAAACGCCACTGGAACCGGCGGAAGAGGATCTGGAGGTCGAACCGGGTCAGGTCGTCCGGCTCGATCCGGGCGAGGATATTTCGACACCCGCGACACCGGATTCCGGCTCCACCTACGAGCCGTTTCAATACCGGACCTTGCTGCAGATCTCGGCGGCGCTGGGCATCCCCTACCCTTACCTGACCGGCGATGCCGCGCGCGGCAATTTCTCCAATACCCGGGTCGCACTGTTGGACTTCCGGCGCCGGGTCTCGGCGATCCAGCACGGCGTCATCGTCCATCAGCTCTGCCGCCCGGTCTGGCAGCGCTGGCTCGATCTGGCCGTTCTGTCCGGCGCCATCGATCTGCCCGGCTATGACCGCGACCGGCGCAGCTTTCAGGCCGTCAGCTGGCTGCCAACGCGCTGGGACTGGGTCGATCCGATGAAGGACGCCTCGGCCGAGATCCTGCAGATCGAGGCCGGTCTCAAATCCCGCAGCCAGGCCATTTCCGAGCGTGGTTTTGATGCCGAGCAGGTGGATCGCGAGATCGCGGCCGAGCGCAAACGCGAAGCGGCGCTGGGTCTCGATTTCCGCCGCCCCGGCTCGCCCGCGCAGGGACCGAAGGGTGAGGCTGATGGCGATGGCATCAACGCCGCGAACGGCAATGACGATGATCGCGTCGCCGACACTGATGACGCAGATGCCAAGGAGGACCGCTGATGCATCACGCCCAGATCGCCCAGCGCGCCTTCGACACGCCGCTGATGATCGCCCCCGCCAAGGCTTTGGCGTTCCTCGCCGGCCTCGGCCCGCGCATCACCGGGCAGGAGATCAGGTTTGACGGCATGACGGTCGCCGAACCCGATCTGACGGCCACCCGGCAAACCGCCTTCGCCTCGCTGATCGGCGGCGATCTCGCCCAGCGCCATGGCGGCGATACGGATGCGCCCTTCCCGATCATCGATGGCGTGGCGGTCATCGCGATTGCGGGCACGCTGGTTCATCGCGGGGCGTGGATCGGCCAGAGCTCCGGCCTGACTTCATATGAGGGACTTACCGCCCAGCTCGACGCGGCGGTTTCTGACAATACCATTCGCGGCATCGCGCTGGAGATCGATAGCTTCGGCGGCGAGGTCGCGGGTGCCTTCGATCTCGCCGACCGCATTCGTGCCGCGAGGGACATCAAACCCGTGCACGCTTTCCTCGCCGAACATGCTCTGTCGGCGGGTTACGCGCTGGCCTCGCAGGCGGATCACATCACCCTGCCCCGCACCGGGGCTGCGGGCAGCATCGGCGTCATCACCATGCATACCGACATGTCCGGCATGCTGGCCCAGAAGGGAGTGGCCGTGACGCTGATCCATGCCGGGGCCCGGAAAGCCGATGGCAATCCCTATGCCGCGCTGCCGGAAGGCATCCGCGGCCGACTGCAGGCCGAGTTGGAGGATCTGCGGATCCTCTTCGCGGAAACCGTCGCAGCCGGGCGCGGTGACAGGATGACCAAAGACGCGGCGCTCGCCACCGAAGCGGCGGTGTTTCGCGGCGCGGTGGCTGTCGATGCCGGTCTCGCCGATGCCGTGGCCGATCCTCGTGTCGCCTTTCGCGCCTTTGCCAACGGCCTTTCTCGCCCGGCATTGCCGGTCGGGCGGCCGGCGAAATCCCCGACCCTTTCACCACCCCACCCCAAACAGGAGATGATCATGAGTGATCAGACGGACGAAGATGCCCGGACGCCGGACCAGCAAATCCCACAAACCGCAACACCCATCGCACCCAACACGCCGCCGCAAGCCGCCACGCCGACGGCACAGGAACCGCCCGCGCCCGGCGCTGCACCGGCTGCGGCTCCGACCGATGCCGATGCCATCCGCGCCGAAGCCGCCGAAGTGGCCTCGATCTGCGCGCAGGCCGCAAAGCTGGGCGTCACCCTGGACGCCGCCGATGCCGTCCGGCGCGGCGTGAGTCCCGACGCGCTGCGCGGCCAGATCCTCGACAGCCTCGCGGCCAGAAGCGATGCCAGCGGCATTCTGGCCAGCGCGCCCGCGCCGACAGACAGGCCGAGCCCGCTCGTGGCTGCGGCCCGCAAATCCGCCGACAGCGCTCAGCGCTGACAGCCTGACAGCCTCCGGAGACCAAGATGCCCTTCCTGACACAGCCGCCCAGCATGGGCCATGCGCTCAAATATGAGCTGAACCCCAACTATACCCGCGAGACCGTGACGCTCGCCGAGGGAACCGAATACCCGGCCGGGGCAGTCCTCGGTCGCGTCACCACCAGCGGCCAATACACCTTCGCCAGCCATGGCGGCAGCGATGGCGCGGAACTGGCCGCAGGCATTCTGCTCTATCCGGTCGATACAAGGCTGGCGGAAGCCACCGGCATCCTACTGGCGCGCGGCCCCGCGATCCTGTCGCGCGACGCGCTTTTCTACGATGGCAGTGTCGATGATGCGGCCAAGATCGCTGCCAAACATGTCGAGCTGACCGCGCTGGGCATCGTCATCCGCGACAGCGCCTGACCGGCGGCTGCGACCTTCTGCTTCTTATCCTTCCTTCCGACAAGGTTTCCCCATGACCATCATCCGCAATCCCTTCGATGCCGACGGCTATTCGCTGGCCGAGATGACGCAGGCCATCAACATCCTGCCGAACCTCTATACCCGCCTCGGAGAACTGGGCCTCTTCCGCTTCGAGGGGGTCAGCCAGCGCAGCGTCATCATCGAGCAGATCGAGGGCGTGCTGAACCTCCTCCCCTCTGTCCCACTGGGCGGTCCCGCCACCGTCGGCAGCCGAGAAGGCCGCGCCATGCGCAGTTTCGCGCTGCCCTGGATCCCGCATGACGATGTGATCCTGCCCGCCGATATTCAGGGGGTTCCGGCCATCGGCGCAATTGACGAGGCCGATCCGCTGGTCGCGGTGATGACCCGCAAACTGACCCTGATGCGCCGCAAACATGCCCAGACCCGGGAATATATGGAGATGAACGCGCTGCGCGGCATCGTGAAGGATGGGGCCGGGACCACGCTCTACAATTACTTCACCGAATTCGGGATTGCTCAGATCAGCGTCGATTTCGTGCTGGGCACCGCCGGCACAAACATCCAGGGCAAGGTCCGCGAGGTGCTGCGCGCCGTCGAGGACAATCTGCTGGGCGAGAGCATGTCGGGCGTCCATGCGCTGGTCAGCCGCGAATTCTTCGACAAGCTGATCTCGCACCCGAAGACCGAGGAAGCGTATAAATTCTACGCCGCGACCGGCGCCCAGCCGCTGCGGCAGGATGTCCGTCGCAACTTCCCGTTCGCAGGCATCCTCTTCGAGGAATATGCGGGTGCTGTCACGCTCTCGACCAAAGCATCGGAACGGCTGGTCCCGGCCAACGAAGGCATCGCCTTTCCGACCGGCACCATGGACACCTTCACGACCTATGGCGGTCCGGCCAACCTCTTGGAAACCGCCAATACCATCGGTCTGCCGCTCTATGCCCGCCAGCATCTCGATCCCAAGGGCCGTTGGATCGATCTGATGACCGAGGCCTCGATCCTGCCGGTCAACAAGCGGCCCCGGCTGGCGATCCGGCTGCACAGCTCGAACTGACCGGCAACGCCATGAACGCCTTTGCTGCCGCCATGGACCGGATCTTCGCGCATCCGGAGATGTCGGTATCTGCTGTCTGGATCGCGAGCGGCACATCGGAAGAGCGCCCGATCCGGCTCATCCGCCGCGCACCGGACCGGATCACCGAATTCGGATCGGCCCGCATCCTGTCGAAAACGCTGACCGCCGATATCCGGGTCAGCGATCTCCCCGATCCCCGGCCGGGCGATCTGATCGTCATCGGCGCAGACAGCTTTGCGATACAGGGCGAGCCCGTCCGGGACCGCGACCGGTTGATCTGGACCGTGGACCTGGTGCCCGCATGAGGCTGAAGCTCGATATCGATCCCGATCTCGTTGCCATGATGCAGGCCGAGATCAAGGCAGGCGAAAAGGCCGTGACCGGTGCCATGCGCGAGGCGGGCACGGGCCTCAAGACCGCATGGCGCGACCAGATCACCGGCGCCGGGCTGGAACGGCGCCTGGCGAATTCGATCCGCAACGCCACCTATCCGAAAGCGGGCGACAGCCTGAACGCCACCGCGCTGGTCTGGTCCAAGGCGCCGGTCATCATCCGCGCCCACAACGCCG